ATATAAATTTGATAATCTTTAGAATCTGCTATGACTACTAAAGCATAATCGTTTTGGCCTTTTAAAAATACTGGCTCGTCAAATTGAAAAGTAGTTGCCGTTAAATCAGGACCAGTTGTATCTACGTTAACACTACTTGCTGGAAGTAATTTAGTAGTCCCTGGAATGATAGATACCGACGATGGAAATCCGTTGACCATAGGTCTTATTTGTATTTGTACTGGTAAAGAAGCGTCTTTGGCAGCGAAGAATAAATCTACTTTAGTACAATATATTCCATTAGGTTCATCTATAAAAAATGATTGCGCTATTGGCTGCTTATTTACCTGATACCCTTGTGAAGTTACTGCCATTTCTTATCCTTTCAAAAATAATCCGTGAGCTATAAAGGTTACTGTTCTCCAATAATAGTTTACTGCAAGTTTCCAACCTTTTTTAACTCCTCTACCATAACCAACAAAGTCTTTAAACTCTTGATATACTGACTCTGCAGTTCCAGCTTTTATATGTTTCATACCAGCGGCTCTATAACCTTTTCTAAATGCTTCACCAAATAACTTGCCATGATATTTTTTAGCACACCATATTTCAGCTTTAGCTTTTTCTAACTTAGTAAATCCACCAGTTGTTAATCCGTGTGTCGCGATGACGCATCCACCAGTATCTCCACCGCCACCACCAGGGTCACCATGCGCGTCTATACCTGCAGTTGGATCTCCTCCTAGGCCACCAACAGAAGCATTAGCATCATCAAATCCACCAGTCATTCCATAGTTAGTATCTGGACCATTTGACCAAGTATTATCAGTTCCTGATACTAATGTATCATCACTAATAACCGTACCTCCGCTGTATGTATTATCATCACCATCGCTGACAACGTATGGTGCGTTATCTCTTAATCTAAAACCTTGTACTTCTAGTACTCTAGTAGAAGCATAAGTAGCTTCTTTAGTATCTAAAAATCCTTGAGCGTAATAATTCATCTTTGCTACACAAGTTGCACCGGGTTCATTATTAGCGCTTATGTCTAAGAACATTACTTCTCTAGTACCGCATCTAAATTTGGTAGTGTCATTATTAGGTATTATAAAGTTTCCAATTATAGTTCCATTTGCATCAGTAGTAAGAGTTTGAGATCCGTCTGGATGTGCTGTTAATCCTTTTAACGTGTTACCAAAATCTGTATCTGAATCAGAGTAAAAAGTAAAAGTAGGATCTTTTCTGGCAAAGTCAGATATTAGTGTTCCGTCAAAAAATGGAAACACTATGGTGTTTGGTCTTAAACCTTCAACTTTAAATTTAACTTTTCTAGATCTTATAAAAGGCAATAACGCAGTTTGAATAACTCTATCTTCGACGAAGTCAAGAACAGTTTCTTCAGCTACCACTTTATTAACCGTACCTTCAAGAGTGTTAGTTTGAGAACCAACACCTAAGTTTTCTACTGGAATTCCGCCCCAGTTCCAAGACCAGTTATTCCAGTTGTAAGCTTGTCGCGGCGCTAATCTTGCTCCACCTTCTATAATCTTATCTGTAAGTCTTTCTACGTCTCTCCATTCGTCTGAGGCTGGAGATAATGTACCATGTCCTTCGTAGATTATCACGCTAAATGGATTAATCTGAATTGCTTTACTTGCTAGGTTTTGATTTATATAAGTTCTTTCTCCATAGTGTAAGTATAGATTATCACCTTTTCTAATAATGTTTGTAGAGGCGGCTGAATCATAAATTAATCTTATGTTATCTTCTTTAAATGCCGGTCGTACATTATTAGTAACTGGATCAATGGAAGCTCTGTACTCGTCTTTAGTAATAGCAGAAAAAGAATGGCTCGTAAAATTATCTGTAAAAAATCCAGATTTAGTTCTATCGTTACCTGCTGAATCTAATACTTGAAAATGTTTTGTATCTATCTCTAAAGCACTTAAAGTTGTAACCTCTTCAAGTTTATCAACTCTTTTTTCTAATAAACCAATATCTTTCATAGTAAATCTCTTATGCTCTATTTTTCTAATAGTTACATCAGAGTCATTATCTGTATTAGCATTTAGTCTTACATCATATAATCCTAAAGTATTATCTGGTTTATTTGGAACAGTTGGATTGAATCCTGGGTTTCCATAGACAAATCTAACAATACCATCTCTGTCAATTACTAACTTTCCTGCCTGAGCTAAATAGTACGTGGTATCTAAAGTTACAATTGTATTTGGTTGTGGTAACTCAACTACTCTCGCTCCAGATCCAGTGTTTGCAAATTCTCCATCTGAATCCATAACAGATCTAAAGTCTAAATAATTTCTTAATTCTGCTCTTCTACCTGTAGAAAAAGTATACCCAGGTATCTCGTCGTATTCAACCTGACCACCGTATGAATTTACAGAGAAAAAGTCTCCGTCCGGAGCATGTTCAAAATACTTATATTTTACAAATATATTATCACCCGGTGCTGAATTACCAGGGAGAAGTTTTAATTGTCCAAGAGCATAATGATTATCTCTTTGACCGTTATCTAATCTAAACCTGTTAGATAAATCTTTAGTACTATCACCAGACTTTAAAATTTCATTAACTTGGTAAATATCAGCTTTTCCTAAGTTTATAAATTTATTTCCAATGAGTTGTCCATCAGATTCTACTGCAGCAGTAATTGACCTATCTTTAAGAGTCTTTTGAATAAAAGTTGGAGTCGACTTATTTACATAAGCTAAAACTTCTATAGGAGTGTTTGCCGGTAATCCAGATATAGTTGCACCTTGAGTTCCAGCAGCTCCAGATGGTATGGTTGGATTAGCAAATCTAGTACTTGGAGATATGATGTTACTATCTGAACCAATTATCCAGTCACCTAGATTAGTAAAAGTTTCACCGGCACCTGATATACTTAAAGTTATTTCTCCAGATACATTACTAGTTAGTGGAGCAAATCTTCTTTGTACGACAAAAGATACGTCCGTCATGCTTTTTGGTCTTGGTCTTGGAAGTCTAAATAAACTACTGTTATCTTGCGCGTCTTTTATAACTGCTCTAGAGTTTTCTAGTGTAGGATGAAAATAATTGGTTATACTAGTTCCAACACTTTTTACGTTTCTAAATGCTTGACCAGAGTTAAGTTGAACATCAAATAGATAATATCTTAATTTAGCTCCATCTTCGTCCACTGCTTTTACTCTTGCTGTTCCTAATGTAGTACCAGTAAAATGTAAACCATTTTTTAAAGTCATTTGTTCAAATACATTTAAATTAGGAACATTTTGAGTAGCAGAGTCTACGTCAGGATCTACCATCACGTAGTTACCAAATCCTGTACCAACCGCTTCGTTTTGTATTGTTACGGTTGTAGTTGGTTTATTAAGTTTTATTGTAGTTGGAAAAGTACGTGCTGCTCTAAAACCATCTACGACTGCAATTCCATCACTTACTTTTAACTTTAATTTAGTATTGTCTGAATCTTCTTCAAATTTAATCTTAAATGGTTTTACAAAATAGTCTCCAGAGTTTTCAAATATTCTTTGAGCAACTACTTTATTAGGAATATTATATCCATCTCTTGGGTCGACGGCATTGTATATTACACCTTCTTTTACTGTAGCAACATGAACAAAATTATCGCTTGCAGATAACTCGCTCTTAGTAGCAATAGTAAGTAATATTCTGTATCTGTCAGCCCCGGGCGCAGTTAGATTTGGAACAGCTCCTTGATTATCAAATAAAGAGTTATTATCTGAAGCAGTCACCACATCTTCGACCGCTTTAAATCCTACTTCCGCGTCAACGTTGTCAGTATATTTTGCTATAATTTTTGACTGATCTTCAGTAAAAACAAAAGCTCCTCTAGCATAGTAAACGCCAGATAGTAAAGTTACCAATACACCAACTCCGGTGGCTGGATCTTCAGCCGTATCAGTTGTTTGGACAGTAAGTGGAGTAACGCCAGTCATGTTTTCTCCAGCTTGCATTCTCTTTGCTACTGTAGTTGCTGAAGCTTGAGCTTGTTCTGTATTGATATATTGTACGTACAAAGTATCAGGATCAGATCCTGATGCCGCAACAACCTGCAGTATTTTTGCTTGTATTTGCGATGTTGCTCCTGTTACTGTAGTTCCAATAAGTGAAGAACTATTAGATGGCAACGTATTGGTAGAAGTATCAAGTTTTATAAATTCATATTTTGGATTTATATTTGCACCACCCGGTTTTACTACAGCACCTTCTTTAAATACGTTATCTCCAAATCTTTGGATTTGTTTACTTAAAATAGTCTGTAACTGAGTGAGTTCTCTAGCCTGTAATGCTTTTCCAGAGTTAAAAAGTATTCGATGATAGCCAGCGCTATCAGCAAAATCATCTTTATACGTGCTGGAAAAGGTGGTTTCAGTAAGTGTAGTTGCCATATTCTATATTCCTTAAAGAGTAAGTACTATCTTTATGTCTTCTTTTTGTAGATTTCCTCTAATTACTGGTGCTCTGTTTTCTATATATAAAACTTGTCCAGTGGTGTTTATAATATCCGAGCTGTCTCTGTCAAAAGCATCTGCGTCTGCGTCGACTCCAGTACCTTCTAGCGTGGCGCTACCTCCAGCTCCACCATTGATTACTTCTGCTTCTTCAAATGGTTTAAATCCAGTAGTCTCATTTTGATAATAATAAACTTGATCTGTAAGAACTTGTACTACGAGAGCTACTGCGCCTGAGTTAGCTCCTGTTATAGTCTTATCAACTGTTAAAGTTGCCGCGTCTGTACTTGACGTAACTTTTAAAAATTTTAATACTCTAGAAGCTGTTCCAGTAAAGTTTGAGTCTCTGCCTAGTAGTGGATTTCTCATTAAGGTAACTTGTCTGAAATCATTATCGACTACAAACTTGCCGCCTTCTGTTCCATCCGGTTTTGTGTTAAACATTAGTGAAGTTGACTTTAATTCGTCTCTTGCGTCTGCTCCCATGCCACTATCAGGACCTAATATTACTCTAGAAGTAGCTTGAGTTCCTCCACCTATATCAGGAGCTGGCATCGCAACACTTACAAAATTATATCCACCTCCCATTTTCATAGTACTGTCAGCACTAGAGTCTAATTCTATCTTTGTAAAAGTATTACCTTCAACTGTTCCTGTACATGCGGCTCCAGTTCCGTCGCCTACTATGGTTAAAGATCTCGTTCCATTGTTATAACCAGATCCACCTTCAATAACTTTAACTCCTAAAACTTGACCTGGGCTTTTAGCATTTTGCACAGCAAATTGTTCTGCCTCAAGTGAAGTATGCGCTCTTCCTAATTCTGCTGTTGTTAGTATTTTTTCAACTGGTACAAAGTTTGCTGATAAGAAAGCGCTCGCTCTTGTGGAACTTAATGAATATAAAAATTTCCACACGTATCCATCTAGAGTTTTAAATGGTTTTGTAGACGTGCCTGATGGTTTTACTGTAGAAGTCGTTGCCACTCCAGCAGAGTTTCTTGCTTGTTTTAAACAGATGTAAACTTGGTTTTCTTCTGTAAGTACGTAATAAGAATTAGTAAGAGGTATAGAAGAAAAGTTATCATCGTACGCTTGATATATAGCACCTGATGACCAGTTATATCTTGGTATAACAAAAGATACGTCTGCAGCAGATTTTATTGATTGCATCGATGATCTAGCGTTTCTAATTTGTCTAGGTGTATCTAGTGGAGTTGGAACTGTTTCCGAGGCGTCCCATTCTTCTGATCTTCCTATGCCAAGGTAATATCTTGCCGAGTCTAGTCTTACTTCATCAAACACTCTTTGAAGAAGTTGCTTTTTAAATGGATCTGTTACTATTGCTGTCATTGTCTATCTCTACTATATTAGTTTTACATTTGTTGTTGAATCACTGCCATTAATCATAAACCAGTTAGTTCCGTCCCAAACACATTGTGTTGCTCTGTTTTGAGGAACCTCGAATGCAGAAAGAGAACCAGTAAAGTTTTGTGGAGTTACTACTGCTTTACCTGAATTCTTATTTGTAAAAATCTTAAACTCGCCTACAGTCGTTCCATCAGATAAATCTAAAGCCAAAGTAGAACCAGAGTTACAAATTATAAGAGTTGCATCAGAATCAACTATTCCAGAAGCTGACATAGTCGCAGCAGTGTACGCCATTTTTGATACTTCAACTGCCCCCTTACCTTTACTTGTTAATTTTAAATTTATATTAGCGTCAGTGCCTGATGCCGCAACTATAGGATCGTTACTTGTTGAATTATTAGTAACTTTAACATGATTGACCGCACTAGCAGTAGATACAAAATCTATCATCACAGCTCCAGCAGAGTCCTTTATAGTATCTTGTATAATAGGTCTTGTTATTGTAGGTGTGGTGATAGTCTTATTCGTAAGCGTGTCTGTCGTGGCTCTACCAACTAGTGTATCTGTAGAAGTTGGTAACGTAATAGTACCAGTGTTTGAAATTGTGGATATTACTGGCGCAGTCAGTGTTTTGTTAGTTAAAGTATCAGTTGTATCTTTTAGTACAATAGTACCTGTAGCATTTGGCAGGCTTACTGTTCTATCTGCCGTAGGGTCTATCGCTATGAGTTTAGTTTCATTTACGTCTGCTGAAAATCCTTCAAATACAACAGCAGAATCTATGATAGTCACTCTTGTACTTAACGTACTACTATCGCCTCCAAGTTGTGTATAAATTTCTTGAAAGTTTTGATTTATTTTTGTACCAGCAGAACGTAAGGTATCTCCAGTACCGTCGTTTGCATTAGTGCCTATATTAATATTTTGTCTTGTCATTTTTAAATCCTAATAAGTCTATTTATACTAGATAGATGAGTCACTTAAGTATCTTGTGAACATTTCATTATCCATAGTTTCTGTTGCCAATGAGAAGTCTGGTGTTGCGGTACCAGCGCTATCTCTTATATTACTATCATCAAAAGTAAACGAGTTAACTCCTATTAACTCATCAATACTTGAGTAAAACTTTGTTAAATCTTCAGCTGATAAATTCTGATATACACTAACTAATTGATTTATTCCAGCTCTTATTTCTTTTCCATCAGAATCTAATAATATTGTAGGTTGAACAAAACCACTGAATACGTTTATTTCACCTTCACCAACCAATGATATCGAAGTAGAATCTGCTAGTGTCACCAAATCTCCGGTAGGAGAGTTAGTAGCTTCACCAGATAGCGCAACTTCTCCTTGAAAGTAAAATCCTGCTGGATGCACAAACTTTTTATATAACTCACTCCATTTACTAGTATCTAATCCAATTTTTATAAGTATAGCAAATACTTGAAATAAAGCGTTATTTTGAATAAATCGTAAAGATTCCGGTCCTATTTGTGATTCACCTATGGTAAATATTTGATCTTTACCATATTCTACAACCGGAACTTCTTGAAAGAATAATCTAAAAAATTCTTCTATAGAAAATCTAGTACCCTTGTGCCTCGCCAATTGCGCGAGTCTTGTCAAAGCATATCTAGTATCTGTAAAATTTTCTCCAGTTCTTAGTCCTCCAGCAAATTCACTAACTAAATTATTCAGTAAATCGGTTTGAGTTTCATGAATATCTCTTCTGGCAAATCCCTGTCTTAAATCATCTCCAAACGCAGAACTAGCATCGGAAGAATCCAAAAACTGATAATATTTCTCTAAGAAAGTTACAAGTTTTGGAAAGTCAGACGTGTAAATTTCAGGCAAAGATTCACGGACTTTTCTATTTTGAAAATTTCGTAATCTTCTCTTTGACTCAAAATTAATTGCCATGTTATAATGTTACCGCCGTATTTTGAAAATCTAATAGAGCCACTGAAGACGACAGAGGATCTATATCTAAAATATAATTACGTAATGGTCTAACTGTACTTTGATTTGCAGGAGCAGCATCAATAATAATTTCACTACCTTCAAACGCTGTTGGAGTAAAACCAGTAAGCGTCACTGTTCCTTTTGCAGTATCATAACTACCAGCATTATCAACTTCTATCGTTCCATCAGTAGAAATTATTTGAAGAGTATTTGTATTTAACTTGTTTTGAATTTTACAAGTTTGCGAATTAAAAGTAAATCTAGTACTAGTGATTGTAAGGTTTATATCGTCTGGAACAGCCAAAGCTACTGGAAAACTAACAGTGTATGTTAATGTTACACCAGTAGTTGGAACGAATCCTTGTCTTAATTTTATTTCCATTTTTGAGTTTAATATTGCAGGATCTAACGCATCAATCTGGGCTAGCACCAAAGATCTTCTAAATACTGCATTGAACTTTTTAAGATTAGAAGTAAAGAAACTATTTACAGATTCTTGTACTCTATTCTCTATAGCACTTGGTGTTTGACTAGTTAAATCAGGATCCAAATTAAAACTAGTTAATATGTTCATTTTCGTAGTTATAGGATCTATAAAAGTAGTATCAATTGACATCACTGCTAAATTTTCTGATAGTTCACTTTTTATTCTATCTTTTACATTTTGCTGTACGGCCGCTGTTATGTTGTCTTTGAATTTTAATCCTACAAAAACCTGACCAAATATAGCAGGCACGTTATCTGCACCGCCATAAGCAGTAACATCATCTAAGAATCCACCAAAATTAGTGTTGATTTGAGCCTTATAATCTTCTGCTGTTACTAGTCTTCTTTGAGAAGTAAAAGCTATTGGTGCGTTTTGTCTTATTGATTCTATTGTTTCTTTTGCCGAACCTCCTGCAGCTGCCGCTTCAGTTACTACTGTCAAGTTGTAAGCAACTCCATCTACAGAAACTGTAGATACTGGACTAAACGCAGAAGCTCCATTTGGTAAAGAAGCTTGATTAGAAAGATAGTCCACTATTATTTTATTTCCAGCAACTGGTGCCTTACCAGTGGTAGTACCGTCTCCAAAAATTAACTCGTAAAAACCATTTGGAACTTCTTTTATCTGATAAAATTTAGAATCGTCTGTTATTCTTATTGCTTTATCTATTGGTGTATAAGTTTCAAAGAAAGAACTCGATGCAGTTGGAAATACTCGTACTCTTATTGTAGCAGTATCTATGGTTGCATCTGGTATGACATATATTTGTACGTCTGCTTTTTCACCGACAAAAAATGTTTTAGTTTTTTCAGTACCTTCAAATACTGGTATTGAATTTGAACCTGTGTCATTTAAAAATTGATATAATCCTGTTCCGTCATCTGAAGCTATAAATGTTTGCCTTGTTTGAAAAGTATATGAAACATCGTCTACACTTGTAGTAAACTGAGTATTCCTTGGAAGAGTAATAGAAGAGGGTCTAGTAGATGCTGTTACTAATAATGATATGTTTAAACTTGCTTCAGAAGATGTGGTTGATCTAGGTTGATACCCTAATCCTTCAGCTAAAGAAACTAAAGAACTTCTTAACTGTGCTGTATTAATAAATGATTCGTTTAAAGAAAAGTTTGCTAGCAATCCGTTAAAATGAGTGTTATACGCTAGTACGTCTAATATATTACTTAAACCTGATGCTTCAAAATCGTAGTCTGCAAATTCGCTTTGTTGTTTAAAGAATTCTTTTAATCTGTTTTTGACAATGTCAAAATCTAAATCAGTTGATCTAATTGTTGTAGTCATTTATCTTAACCTCGTTAATGAAAGATTCGTAGTCAAAGTTTCATTTGTTGCAATTACTTTAAAAGTTACCGTTACAACTACATTATGTTTGTCAGGTTGTATAACAGAAGATACGTTTAATACTTGTGCTCTAGGTTCAAATATCTCTATAGTTTCTATTATCTTATCTTCTAATCCTATCTCATCTACTTCAGTTGAAAGCGCAAATAACAATGAGTTTAAATTACCGCCAAAATTTGGTAAAAATGGCTTTTCACTAAAGTTAGTCATCAGTAAGTTTCTTACGCCTTGCTTTACTGACGCACCATGAGCTTTTTTAAATATATCACCAGATGGTCTATTTTTAAAAGTCAAGTCTATATCAAGATAATTTCTT